TTCTAGTACAGTATACAAAGTGACATTTTTATAATTAGGAGCAATCATGCCCGGAGTATTTTTAGTTAGTGATACGCACTTTGGTCATGCCGGAGTATGTAGATTCACACGTAACGATGGTGTTACAAAATTGCGTCCTTGGGATAACGCCGAGGAAATGGATGAAGCTATGGTTCAGGCTTGGAATGAACGTGTACGCCCTACTGACAAAGTGTACCATTTGGGCGATGTTGTGATCAATCGACGGGCCATGAAAACATTGAGTCGTTTAAACGGTGACAAGGTCTTGATCCGTGGCAACCACGACATCTTCCCTGACACAGAGTATAGACAATACTTTCGTGAATTGCGAGCCTATCACGTGATGTCGGGTATGATCTTAAGTCATATCCCGTTGCATGTAGATTCGTTGGGTCGATTTGGTACTAACATTCACGGACATACTCATGCTAACCGTGTAATGAAAGTTCGTGGGTTTAATGCTAAGACCGGAGAAATGTTGTACAGTGATGAACCTGATGTTCGCTATCACTGCGTTTGTGTGGAGCAACTTCCAGACTTTGCACCTATCTTGTTTGAAGATGTTATTCGACGTATCCGAGAAGAAGGTGGCGAAGTAGACTTTCGCACAAATGGTAACGGACCGGCAATGTAAAGGTTGACAGTACGTAGTATTTTCTTTATACTACGTACTGTGATTTAAAAAGTTTGAACACTAGTTTGACAACTATCTGATACCAGTAGCAGGAAAAGTATATAACGTAATGCAAGTCACGCTCGAAAATTCTGTGAATATCGGGTGTTCCCGAAGCGTACCCAATATTTTTAAAGTTGTAGAACTTCTGGATTCCTGTAATATATCAAATATGTCTCTTGCATGGACATTTATTATTTGATTACGAGTCATGAGGGTCGCCCCCTAAGGTCGAAAAGGTCTACGGTTGTAAAGCAGATTTTAGTGTTCAAACCTTTTAGATTATAAGTATTAATACTGCCCCGGTGATGGAATGGTAGACTTGGCGGTCTTAGAAGCCGCTGCCGAAAGGCGTGGGAGTTCGAGTCTCCCCCTGGGCACCAAATTTCAATAAAGGAAAACAAATGAGCGTAACTATTAAAAACTTAGAAGCCGCCTTTGCTGGAGAATCACAAGCACATACAAAGTATCGTTACTTTGCCAAGATTGCCAGGGAAGCGGGACACGAAGACATTGCAAAACACTTTGAGCATACTGCCGATCAAGAATTGCTACATGCATGGGGTCATCTAGAATTGCTAATTGGTAAACCAACAACTGCTGAATGTTTGCAAAAGGCCATCGAAGGCGAAACTTATGAGTTCACTACAATGTATCCCGAGTTTAAAGCACAAGCCGAACTCGAAGGAGATGTTAGTGCCGCAGTAGAAGCAAATCTTCAAATTGAAGAATCAAAAGAGCATGCAGAGCAATTTGCGGCTATTCTAGCCAAAGCAGAAAAGCGTTTTGCGGCATTGACTAAAATTGAACAACGACATGCAGCAGCATATCAAGCAAAATTGGAGGCACTATAATGGAACACGTATGCGTAGTTTGTGGACATGTCCACGATGAAGACACAGAAGGTGCTTGGGAAGATCTAGCCGAGGACTTTTTGTGTCCTGAATGTGGCTGCGGTAAAGATGAATACGAAGTATTGTGATTTACACCCTTGGTTGTAGTTTTACCAAGTGGTTCTGGCATACTTGGGCTGACTGGCTTGCTGAATATTCAAACAAGCCTGTTACAAATCTAGGATGGCCTGGAATCTCAAATGAAACTATATACTGGGAACTAATGAGCAGACGTAACAGTATTACCAGCAATGATACTGTTTACATTATGCTCACTGGCAACAATCGTGTGAGTGTTTGGTACGATGACGAATGGATCAAAAAATATGATTGTCGTGGATTCTTCCCTAACAACAATGAGCAACTAGAACATGGGTCCTCTACACCATGGTGTGGTCTTTATAGATTACATCCAGATCATGATGTTAGTCTGACGCACATGATTGTTGACAATTTTAATTTAATCTATCAAATACAACAGCTATTAGATTCAACTAAATGCCAGTATCGTTTGATGTTTTGGCAAAATCCTTGGTACGATGTAAGACCTAAGTTTGAACCTAGCTGGCGTAGTGTTTGGTCTGTAAAAAATAAGTTAACAAAACAAGATTTAAAAACAGCAGAAGCGATTATGCAGTTAAAACCCATGCATAATTTAATTGATGCAATCAATTGGGATAAGTTTTATCTTAGACCAACTGATCCATACAATCCGAAAACATATTCGGGTATGTGGGAATACAAAATCAAGAAACAAGTTACACTAGAGTTCATGAATTATATTCATGAAGATCCACATCCTGATGCAGTTATACATCATGATTTTTGCACAGAAGTGTTGTTAAACACTGATCCAATACACAGAGCTCGTGCACAAAAGTTAGCGATTACAAGTTTAAATCACAGTATTAATTTGCCCAGGAACATGTTAATTCCCGCCAGCTACGAGCAAACAATAAAGAAACTCTATGACTGATAAAGCCGCCATACTGGCACGTAATATTAGAACGGGCTCCGGTAACCATGGGTTAACTGAACAACAGTTATACGAGATAATCAAGAATTGCCCAGACGTTGATAAGTTTGCGTACAGTTTAAAAAAATGTGCAGAACTCACTGGTACAAATTTTTTTGTAACACAGGAAAACACACAGTCAGTACCTGAACTCAGTGATTTCACTGAGTGGCATCAAATTGATGAACGTTGGAATGAATCGTGGGGCTTTCACAAAAAAGATCCGGGGTGCTATGTTTATGGTTTATTTCCAGTTAAGCCAATTGGCCCTGCAGACTTTTTGGCACCTGAAGTATTTTACATCGGTGAATCTAGAGCAGTAACACGTGATTGTATGTTAGGGCGTAGAACTGACTTTAAAGGCACAGTACGAAACAACAGACTAAGTCCGTATGGATGCGGAACAGCGTTTAAAGAAACATTTGGCATACCTGCTATTGATAATTGTTATCAAGCATACTTGCCTATGCATCCTAGTTTGTGTAAAAGCATAGAACTAGAGTTATTGGGAAAATATTATGAAAAATATAATAAAATTCCTGTATGTAACCCGCCACTAGACTTGACACGAATTAAAAAACGCAGTATAATAGATACTTAAGAGGAGAGTGGGCCGGATGGTAAGGCATCGGATTGCTAATCCGACGTTGGTGATGAGCCGACGAGTGGGTTCGACTCCCACACTCTCCGCCAAAGAATAAATAAGCGAGTATGGAGAAACAGGTATACTCAGCAGATTTAAAATCTGCCGCCTTAAAAACGGCATCCCGGTTCGACCCCGGGTACTCGCACCAATATAAACTCGGATTAGCGTAATCTGGTTATCGCGCCTGGTTTGGGACCAGGAGACTGAGAGTTCGAATCCCTCATCCGAGACCAATTTTAATAAAGGCAATTATGTCAGTAAAAACACAAAGCAGATCTAATCAAGTTGACCTTGAGGACTGTGTTGACAAATCAGGTGGCAACAGATTTGATTTAATTTTAATTGCCAGCGCAAGGGCACGTGAAATTAGTAGAAATAATCATGTCAGTGAACGTCATGAGCATAGGCATAGTCCTGTGACAGCATTATTGGAAATACAAGAAAAGAAGATTGGTAGGGAATACTTAAGAAAAGTACAATAGCAATCGATAATCAACAATTTTTGACATACGGGTTAAATACAGTTATGAAACTATCGATTATTACAAATATTCAAGACCCATTACTGGACTATGTCAAGGATGACCCAGTCCGCCCTGAGATTCCTCGAGAATTTCGTGTTGCTAAAAACAGATTTGTTAGTGCACTAGTTGATGAAACACCTACTGCAATGGTATGTGTAAACTTACTAAATCGAATACCCAGCAATGTAGAAGAATTAGGCGATTCAGATGAACCTGATACAGCAGTTTTTTATACTATATGGAGCTACGCTCCTGGAGCTGGTGTAAAATTATTGCGGGCCACAGTTGAAGACATACGGTCTAAGCATCCGAATATCAAACGTTTTGTAACACTTAGCCCAAAGACTGAAATGGCACGAAGATTCCACCTAAAGAATGGCGCAGAAGTTTACAGAGACAATGCAGATACTGTAAACTACGAGTATAAAAACATTTAATGAAATTAAAACTAGCCGAAGCATATATGGCCACCGCTGAGGTGTTTGCTGAACTAAGCCATGCTCGTAGACTACACGTTGGTGCGATAATTGTTAAAGATGATCGTATTATCAGCATTGGCTACAACGGAATGCCTGCGGGATGGGACAACAACTGCGAAGACGAACTTAAATGGCCCAACGGCGAAATAAGATTTCTTGAAACTAAACCAGAAGTACTTCACGCAGAAACAAATGCTATTGCTAAACTAGCAAAAAGCACAGAATCAGGCGATGGCGCTACTATGTTTATCACTCATAGTCCTTGTTTGGATTGTGCTAAGTTGATTTACCAAAGTGGTATTAACAGCGTATATTATCGTCATTCATATAGGGACGAGTCTGGAATAAACTTTCTTACCAAAAGTAATGTAAAAGTGGTTGAATTGAAGAAATAATAACACTTTACTTTTAATCTAGATTCATATATAATAGTAGCAGTGAGTTAAATTCACTCTTAAATTTAAAGGAAATTAAAAAATGAAGAAAATCGCAATTGCATCTTTGATTGCACTAGCATCTGTAACTAGCATGGCAGCAGACTATTTGTCTTTTGACATTGATCACGTTAGAGATACAACAACTAAACAGTTGAGCACCGCCGAATACTTACGTGCTGGTAAAGAAATTGCCGGCTTACAGTTTGGTATTCAAGACCGTACTGCTGTTTATCAAGGCGGTGGCGGTACGTTCACTAGTATCGAAACCACAGTTGGTAAAAACATTGGTATTGTTCAACCATATGTTGGCTTAGGCTACGACAATGGTGTTAGCGGAAAACCAACAAGTCATTACAACTACGGTTTGCTTGGCGCACAAGTTGGTGTAAAAGCAGGTCCTGGTTTTGCATTAGTTGGTGCTAAAACTCGTGTAAATGATGCAGGTAGCACAAATCCAAAACAATCAGTTGCTTATGCTACATACAGCATTCCAGTTGCTAAAGGTGTTGCAGTCAACATCAACGCAAGTAAGAGTTACCAAACTATTACTGAGAACGCATATGGTTTAGGCGTTGGTTTTAGTTTCTAATCTAATTTAGAGCAAAATAAAAGCCCACTTTGGTGGGCTTTGTCTTGACTAAAATTTCTTAGCATGTTATTATGCGTTATCAACAATCCTATAGGAATCAATTATGTTTGAAAGTTTAGAAATTCGCCGTGCGGCAAATGGTTTTATTTTAGTAGTTAACTTAGAAGATGAAACAAAAGAATTTGTATATGATACAGAACGCAAATTAATGCGCTCTGTTAAACAATATCTCGGCGAAAAGATTACTGCCGACGATCAAGATTAACGTTCAAACAATTTACGTTCAAAGTCTTGTTTCAAATCATCGGCATTGCGATTAGCCTGATACCATTCAATGGTTTTTGCAATGCCTTCTTTAAAGCTCACTGTGGGCTTCCATCCTAACCATGCTTCTTGATTACGAGTATCTGCAGCCCTAGCATGCACACCTTCGGGCTTGCTACGATCAAAGAAGAACCCTTCCGAGGGCTTGTGTCCCATAATTTCACAGACTGTTTGTACAGCATCAGCAATCTTAGTAATTTCACTAGTGCCAATATTAATGCTACGACAATCAGTAATCTTTTCACAAGATAGTTTTAATCCTTCGACAATGTCACTGACATAAGTGAAATTGCGATCCTGCTGACCACTGCCCCATACTTCGTAGGGATTTTGTTGAATCATTGCTTTGGCAATAAACGCAATGATAGCATGACTTTCGTTTTCACGTGGTCCGTATACTGTAAACAATCTACAACTTACACCTTTAGTGCCAAATTGCTTGTGGTATCCTTTAAGTGCCATCTCGCCCATAAATTTAGCCCATCCGTATTCACCATCACTGAGTGCAGCACCTTTAGTAAATGGATCTGCCATTTCTTCACTCAGGTACCGCTGTTGATCTGGACCATCTTCTTGCAGATTAGTTGGGTATGCACACGCACTAGACGTATACACAATACGATCGACTTTATTTAAATGGCTATAGTAAAACACATTGCCATCAATTAAAAAGTTTTGGCTAATTTCGCCAGGATGTGTTTCGATAAATCCACGTCCACCATGTATGTTTGCCAAGTGGAATACAATATCTTTATTTTGTGTTACTCGTTGTGCAACACTGGCATCACGCAAATCGCCCATGATAAATTCAATTTGGTCACGCACGTGATTGATATTTTCTAATTTGCCACTGCTTAAATCGTCTACTACAGTAACTTGAGCTCCGTCGGCTAATAAACTTTCTACTAGGAAACTGCCGATAAAACAGCACCCGCCTGTAACTAACACTTTCTTATTTTTGAAGAACATAACTTTACCTTGTGATTGAAATTGGATACAAACAGCTTCTACCTGTTTGTGATGATCTTTTCCATTGTGATTCTGTTTCGCAAGTCATTAAAAAATATTCATTATTTTTAACAATAAATGCTGTTGGATCAATGATATTATATTTATTGTCCCACTCCGCTGAGGATTCAATTAGTTCAACAGACTGCGAATTCATATCTAATGCCCATGCATATGGACGATGCTTAATTGAATCAATGCCGCCAGTTGCATGGTTATCGTGACCAAACCCTAGTACAATACCGTTACCGATATCTAATCCGTTACAACCACCTCGCAGAACAGGATAGTTATCAATTGGCATATTTGGCGCAGACATATCTTTTACAAATTCTGTAGTAACAGTATCACCATTTAATTTAAGTACTCTAAATGGACTTATTTCGTGTACAAAATAAACTTCATTGTTGTAGACAAAAGGACTCCAATTTTTGCCAGCAGAAGTATTGTCGCCCATTTTAATTTTTAAGCATATCCAATCATCATCGTATTTTAAAAACAATTGCGGAACAAATCTTTCCCATTCGTTAAATCTTACGCTATAACACGCAGGTGTGCCTAATAAATCAAATGCACGAGGATCCTCGCCGGCGCCGAGTAATTGCCCATTAACAGCTACTTTGGTATCTACCCATTGTTGGTATCTTACGTTTCTAGTGAATGTGTAGTCAACATCGTCGACAGTACACATACTATGGAATATATCAAATGAAGTGTCGCTAAATTCAAATTCTTGAATTACAGTTGGTTCGTTGATTAAAATTTTCATACAGTATTTAATTTGTTTTTATGAGGTTGAAATAATAACCCATGTATGTTATTATAATAAATACCCATATGAAAATCTACGATTGCTTTACCTTCTATAACGAACTTGACTTACTTGAATTTCGACTAACAGAGCTTTATGATCATGTTGATTATTTTGTTTTAGTTGAAGCGAATACAACCTACACTAGTATACCAAAACCTTTCTATTTTGAAAACAACAAAGAAAGATATGCTAAGTGGATGGATAAAATCATACATGTAAAAGTTGAGGATATGCCAAATGACCCTGACGCTTGGGTAAATGATCGATATCAACGCGATCAAATTTATCGTGGCATTCTAACCGCTGATGACGATGATTTAATTATTGTAAGTGATCTAGACGAAATAATTCGCCCGGCAGCAGTTGACTATATGCGTAACAGTACACAAACTCTATTTGCGTTACGCATGCCATTGTTTAATTTTAAATTCAATTACATGAGAATTAATCCAGGTCCGTATGATGTATGGGGTATGGCCGGAAGTCGCAGTTACTTTGAAGATATTAAACCAGACGCATTTAGATTCTTACGTTTTCAATTTATGGACAAACCTTATCAATATCAAGATGACGGTTGTGAAGTAATTGAGCATGGTGGCTGGCAATTCAGCAATTTAGGCGACAACGAATTTATGAAAAACAAACTTCGCAGTTTTGCACATGCAGAAGTGAACTATCCAGAATATCTTGAGCAAGTTGATATCGATGCCAGCATTGCTGAAGGGCTAGGGGTAGGACGTAAATTTGAACAGCAAGAATGGCAACCAGTTAAGATTGACAGCTATTTCCCTGATACACTAGTAAACAACTTAGACAAATACAAAACTTTTATTTTGAACAACGCAACAATAAATGCTCTTGATATTTTGCCTGAATACCCATATAATAGAGAATATGTCTAAAAATCTTTTTATCCTAACATCAGCAATTAATACCAGATTTGGTATTTACTCACCTGAACAACGTCTTGCACAAACCTTTGATACATTTAAAAGTATCAATCAATATGCACCCGGTGCCGACATTGTTCTTGTTGAAATGGGCGGAGTTACGTTGTCTGCAGGTGCTATTACACGTTTAGAAGAATACGCTAGAGTTATAACATACAATGCCAGTGAAGCAGTTACAGATATCTATAACAGTACAGATAATTGGGACATTGTAAAGAATACCACTGAAGTGATGATTTTTGCAGAAGTACTTGAATCATTATTAGAAGACGGTACCATAGACAAATACGATAGAATTTTCAAACTAACAGCACGCTATATGTTAAACGAGAATTTCAATCTCGATTACTATTCAACTGTGCCTGATAATATTGTATTGCTTAAGCCAAGAGCGAGCCAGTTTCCGCCTGAAGTAACTGGCGGTCTTACTGTGCAATACATGAGTCGTATGTTTTCCTGGCCAGCTGATCAAACTGAAATTATCGTTGACACATACAATACTGGATTCACAGAAATGGCCAAACACATGGCCGCAGGTGGATATTTTGATTTAGAGCACATGCTCTACAAGTATTTGCCAAAAGACACAGTAATTGAAAGAGACATCATTGGTGTAGCTGGCAACTTAGGTCCAAATGGTATTGCTGTTAAAGAATGATAAACGATCAATCATGGGCTAAACTTGGCACAACGTTTTTAACGGCAAAGCCGTTTAACCATGTGATCATTGACAACTTTTGGACTGACGAAGTTGCAGAACAACTGGTTGCTGAGTATCCTGATTACGACAGTCCTACGTGGACAGCACATTATCATAATCCCATTGAAGATAAGAAAACCTGCAATCATTGGGATAAATTTCCTGCTACTACCTATAGAGCATTTACTTATTTAAACAGTCCTGAGTTTGTTAACATCATGGAGCGAGTTACTTGCACTCATGATATTCGTACAGATGTAGGATTACATGGTGGCGGTTGGCATGCACACCATCGCGGCGGAAAACTCAATATACATCTTGACTATAGCATACATCCTAAGTTAAAATTAGAACGTCATTTTAACTTAATTGTTTATATGACACCCGATTGGGATAGTGCATGGGGCGGAGGCCTTGAGTTGTGGAGCCACAATCACGAAACCAATCAGCCAAAAGATTGTGCAGTTACAATTGAAAATCGTTTTAATCGAGCTGTACTGTTTGACACAACTCAATATTCCTGGCATGGATTGCCCGACGATTTAACCTGTCCTGAAAATACTTATAGACGTAGTATGGCAATTTATTATCTTACAGATCCTGCGCCTAACGCAGATCCTCGTGGTCGTGCTTTGTTTGTTCCACGTGAAGATCAAAAAGACAATGTTGAAATACAAGAATTAATAAAGAAACGCAGCAAATAATATGCAAGATACATTTAAATTACCAGACATACGTGCAGGGTATCAAGTAAACATCAATGGAACAACCTGCTGTTGGTTTGAACCTGAGCACCCAGGTGAAGGTCATCGTACTTTACTTGATGCGTTTGATATGTGCTTTAATAAATTTCAATGGGAAAAATATATTACCCCGGGTTCTACAGTAATAGATATCGGTGCACACAGTGGAGATACTGCTGTGCCTATGCAGGTTTTAGCAAACGGTGTTGTGCTTGCAGTAGAACCTAATCCCACAATCAAACCATACGCTGAATTTACCTGTAGGATGAATAGCCATCTTGGTAAATTTATACTCGCTGGAGAAGCTGTTACTACACAAGATGGATCAGTTACTATTTTAGATCATTGTAATGCACTCTGTAATGGCGGATTGATTGACCCTTCTTGGACTCCGGAACTACAAAAACGTATGATTGACAATAGTCAAAATAAAGTAACAGTACCGGGACTAACACTAGAAAATTTGTGTAAGAAGTATCTAACTGAAGATGAAATCAACAATATTAGTTTTATTAAAACTGATACAGAAGGGCATGATGTTAGCATCATTGAATCCAGTAAAGATTTTTTAAATAAAATACGTCCGGTATTATTCATTGAGTGGTTTTTTGCATTTGGTGATACTGAAAACAATCACATGTTTGCAGTTATAGAAGATTTAGGATACTCGGCATTTTATCCCGACACACTAGAACCAGCTGGTACACACAGACGCAGTGACGACTTGGTTCTTGTACACAAATCAAAAATAGATCAATACATCAAATGAAATTAGATAAGCCTATTAATATTTTAGTACAACGTCGTAGCGCCATTGGCGATGTTGTAATGACCACCGGTGTAGTCCGTGAATTAAAAGCACGTTATGGTGATAACGCACAAATTGACATTGGCACAGATTGTTTAGGAGTGTATCGTAACAACCCACATGTTAGGAATATTATTCCCGTTGACCAATTGCCGAACGTAGGGCAATGGGATATACACTACAATTTAGATGATGCTTATGAAGTAAATCCTGTAGATAATTATGTAGACAATTACTTTTATCGTGTATTTGGCACTACAGATATGGACAAGCATGTAGAGTTATTTCCTACCGACAGTGACCTCAGCGTAGTACAAGATTTTCAAACTAACAATGAACTAGACACATATATTGTTGTTCACATGCGTAACTGGCATTGGCAAGCTAAGAATATTGACATGGCGGTTTGGTTAGACATCTATGGTAAACTATTTGAAGAAACTGCTGATTTTAAAATAGTATGTGTTGGTGGGCAAACTGATCATGTTGTAGATCATCCATTGTTTGTTGATGCTAGAGACAAGTTTGATGTGCAACAGTTGAAAGTTCTTTGTGATGGTGCACGAGTATTTGTTGGTATAGATTCAGCGCCTTATTGGAGTGCAAGTGCAAGTTCAACTAAGTTGATTGCATTGTTAACACATCTTAGACCTGAAGTTATTTTGCCGTTTAGAACAGCACCTACTATAGCTATTCAAACATCAGAAGCCTGCGCTGGATGTAATGATCGTCAGCAACGCCCTGTTCGACAAATTGTTTGTGCAAAGACAAACTATCCTTGCATTAATAATTTTAATACAGATCAAATTGCAAAAGAAATTTTAAAACAATTAGGATAGTCATGGAACATTATTACAGAAATATTCAAGGATGGTTTGATTACGAGTGGATATACGATACTGCAATTCAACGAGCAGAACACAATGCACATTTTGTTGAGCTTGGCAGTTGGAGAGGCAAAAGTACTTGTTACCTGGGTGTATCTATTGTTAATAGTTTTAAAAAGATAAAAGTTGATGCAGTTGACACCTGGCGTGGCAGTTTAGCAGAAGATGTTCATCAAACTGATCCTGCTGTAATTAACGATACTTTGTACGATGAATTTTTACAAAACATTAAACCTATACAACACATTATAAATCCTGTCAGATTGTCTAGCATGGATGCAGTTAAAACTTATGCAGAAAATAGTTTAGATTTTGTGTTAATTGATTGCAGTCACGAATACGAAGATGTCGTTGATGATATCACAGAATGGCTCAAACGTGTTAAACCCGGTGGTACACTAGCCGGCGATGATTACAAATGGGAAGGAGTTAAGCGTGCAGTCAACGAATTATTACCGTCTGCCGAACTTGCAAACGGACATTGGATATATAAGAAATCAACACTATGATAACATATAGACATTCAGGAACACTAGGCGATTTGATTTATAGTCTAAGTGTAGTAAAGAAAATGGCAGTGGAAAACAATGCCATGTTCCTCGTAGCCCTAAACAATATCGAACATTGTGTTGCACAGTATGGATATAGACCTGAAGAAGTTGACCCTGCACACCGGGGAAGATTTACTTACCAAGATTATGAATGGCTACGTCCGTTACTTCGACGTCAGAGCTACATTGCTGATGTAGGTACTTGGACACAGGGTACACCTGAACCTGATGTAGACCTGGATCGTTTCCGTGGGACACTATTCAGGGGTTTCGAAGGCAATTATGTGCAAGCATATCATATGGCATTTAACCTGCCTTTTAGAATGTCGGATTACGACACACCCTGGTTAGAAGCAGATCCTGTTAAAACCAAACCAATTGTTGTTAGCCGTACATTTAGGTACCGCGATCCGGCAGCAGATGGATATTGGGCAACAATGGCCGAACAAGGCGAACTAGAAACAAACGGGATATTTCTAGGAACTAGTGCTGAGCACAAAGATTTTGTCCAAATAACTAGAGTAAACATACCGTATCGCCCAGTTGGAGACTTTTTGGAATTAGCCAACATTGTTGCAGGAGCAGATATGGTTATGGCCAACCAAAACTTTGTTTATAGTTTAGCAATGGGCTTGGGCAAAGAAAGCATGTTGGAAACAATAAAAACTAAACCATTGGAAAACAACGAGTGTTTCTTTCCTCGAAAGAATTGCGCTTATTTCTAAGAGATAAATATTTTTGCCAGTGATGTTGACATGCTGGCATTTTCAATTGTACAATGTGATATGTACAAATCATTTAAATTAAATTTACAAAAAGGAGTTTATAATGAAACTAAAACCGCTATCTGATAGGGTTGTAATTCGCCGTGTTGACAGTCAATCTGTAACCAAAGGTGGCATTGTAATCCCAGACGCAGCCGCAGAAAAGGCCGATCAAGGCCAAGTACTTGCAGTAGGTCCAGGAAAACGCAATGATGCAGGTGATTTAATCCCTGTTGATGTTAACGTAGAGGACCAGGTTTTGTTTAGCAAATTTGCTGGACAAACTGTAAAAGTGGATGGAGAAGAACTACTAGTTCTCAAAGAAGAAGAAATTCTTGCTGTAATTACTAAAGGAGAATAAACATGGCTGCAAAAGAAGTACATTTTGGAAACGACTCACGTGGTCGTATGGTAGAAGGCGTTAACATTCTTGCTAACGCAGTTAAAGTAACATTGGGCCCAAAGGGTCGCAATGTGGTAATTGAAAAATCGTTTGGTGGCCCGGCAGTTACCAAAGACGGTGTAACAGTTGCTAAAGAAATTGAATTGCAAGACAAATTGCAAAACATGGGCGCACAGATGGTCAAGGAAGTTGCTAGTAAAACAGCAGATGCTGCAGGTGATGGTACAACTACTGCTACTGTTCTTGCACAAGCCATTGTCAAAGAAGGTATGAAGTATGTTACTGCTGGATTGAATCCAATGGATTTGAAACGTGGTATTGATAAAGCTACACATGCCGCTGTTGACGCACTTAGCAAAATCAGCAAGCCCTGTGAAACTGATGAAGAAATTGCACAGGTTGGTACTATCTCCGCTAACAGCGATGCTGGTATCGGTCGTATGATTGCAGACGCAATGGCTCGAGTTGGTAAAGAAGGTGTTATTACTGTTGAAAATGGTAAGACTCTTCAAGACGAACTTGAAGTTGTTGAAGGTATGCAATTTGATCGCGGGTATGTAAGTCCTTACTTTATTAACAATCAAGACAAGCAAACAGTTGAACTTGACCAACCATTTGTGTTGTTGTTTGATAAAAAGATTGCAAACATCCGTGAAATGATTCCTGTGCTTGAAGCAGTTGCTAAAGCCGGTAAGCCATTGTTGATTGTTGCTGAGGACGTTGAAGGTGAAGCATTAGCTACTCTAGTAGTTAACAATGCCCGAGGTGTTGTTAAGACCTGTGCTATCAAAGCACCAGGATTTGGCGACCGTCGTAAAGCCATGTTAGAAGACATTGCTATTCTAACAGGTGGTAAAGTTGTAGCCGAAGAACTAGGCCTTACACTAGAAAAGACTACAATTGAGCATTTGGGTATGGCTGGCCGTGTTGAAATTTCTAAAGACAACACAATCATCATTGATGGTGCTGGTGATGCAGATGCTATTTTGGCTCGTGTTAAAGCAATTCAAGCTCAAATCGAAGAAGCAACCAGCGACTACGACAAAGAAAAGTTGCAGGAACGTGTTGCTAAACTAGCAGGTGGTGTTGCTGTACTACGTATTGGTGCCGCAACAGAAGTAGAAATGAAGGAAAAGAAAGATCGTATTGACGATGCGCTTCATGCTACTAAAGCCGCAGTTGAAGACGGTATTGTTCCTGGCGGTGGTGTTGCACTAGTTCGTGCTCGTCAAGCAATTGCTAAACTCAAAGGCAGTAACTCTGATCAAGACGCTGGTATCCAAATTGTACTACGTGCAATGGAAGAACCACTACGTTGCATCGTAAGCAATGCCGGTGAGTCAGCTGACGTTGTATTGAACAAAGTTGCAAATGGTAAAGGCAATTATGGTTACAATGCTGCAACAGAAGAATATGGTGACATGTTGACTGCTGGTGTTATTGATCCAACTAAGGTTGCTAAAACCGCATTGGTCAATGCCGCTAGTGTTGCAGGTTTGTTGTTGACTACTGATTGTGCAATTTTTGACATTGCCAAAGACAGCAAAGACACAAACATGCAAGGCATGATGTAATAGTTGTAATTTTACAACACAAGCCCACTTCGGTGGGCTTTCTTTTGACTAAAATTGATAAACCCTGTTATACTAGAGTTACAGTAATTAACAAGGAGTGACTTAAATGAGCAAAGCAGTACAATCAATTGTCGATCAAACCAGTGATCTTATTATTAGGGCCGTTGAACTAGGAAATGTTAAACTTCTAGTAGATATTTTAGTTAGTGCTGAAAACACCAGAAATGCAATTGAAAAAGGACTAATGCGATGAGCCGTTTTGCACAAATTTATGAAGACCCCGATTACGAATACATTAGCCCCGATGAGTGGGACGATGCTTTCCCAGATGGGGACTATTTTTTAGAGGAAACCGACATAAAATTGTCAGGAATTACTGTAAACAAAAGTACTACTTTTGTGTTACATAAAAACAACGAAGAATTAAGCCCTTTTTCCACAGTAAATAGCTGATTTTAGTTGACCCAAAATGGCGCTAGTGCTACAATACTTGTATTGAAACTTAAAAAGGAATAAACGATGCAACTCGCATTTGGAAGCCAAGTTTGCAGTTTAGTTCGTCCGTTGTTAAATGACAACGAACAAGCTGGGTTTTTTGGCGATACTGGCACTTTGTTTGCGGCATGTTCTGAGCCCACTGCCCGTAGCATTTTTCACACACTTAGCCGTGAATTTGGATTGGGCAAAGTACAAGTAAACGGCCCAATCCAAGGCGAATTTACATTTGATTTTGTAGCATAAAAACAACAAAAATGCTTGTCCGAAAAAAGCAGGCTTGCTATAATATGTGTATATTAAAACTGTAAGGAGCAAAAAATGAGTACAGCGTTTATTCGTATCAAATCAGGTGCATATCGTACAACAAATGTGTCTGGTAAGGTGTTTCAGTTAGTAGAACAATATAAGACTACTGCCAAAGGTGGTTATGTGACAGTTAAAAATGGTGGACAGTTTCCTGGATTTCCAGAAGACATCCGTGTTAAAGTCGACGGTGTTGCCGCCTACGAATTTGTATCAGAAGGAGAATCCCAAGTGTCAGAAGTACAAGAAACAGCCGTTGCATCTGTAGAAACTGATGCTGAAATTATTGCTCGTATCCGTGAACGTTTTTCAATCTTGGACGAAATGACAACTGCCGCTACCAATGGTGACATTCGTGCTATGATTGTCAGTGGCCCTCCTGGGGTTGGTAAATCGTTTGGTGTAGAAAAGATTGTTGAGAAAGCCTGTTTGTTTGATCAAATTGCAGGTAAAAAATTACGTGCCGAGGTCGTTAAAGGTTCGGCTACGCCAATTGGCTTGTATCAAACTCTATACAAGTACTCAGATCCTAATTGCGTTATTGTGTTTGATGACTGTGATAGCATTTTGCTAGATGATGTAAGTTTGAACTTGCTCAAAGGTGCATTGGACTCAGGTAAGAAGCGTAAGATTTCATGGTTGTCGGAATCTAGTGCTCTGCGCCGTGAAGGCATTCCAGACAGTTTCAACTTCCAAGGCTCTGTAATCTTTATTACCAACCTTAAGTTTGATGGCATGAAGTCGCAAAAATTGCGTGATCACTTGGATGCTTTGCAATCACGTTGTCACTACCTAGACTTGACACTGGACACTATGCGTGACAAAGTGTTGCGTATCAAGCAAATTGCAGATGATGGCGAATTGTTTGCTGACTACGATTTTGACAAGTGTGTGCAAGACGAGGTTATTGACTTCTTAACTGACAACAAAAATAAAATGCGCGAAATGAGTTTGCGTATGGCAATTAAGGTTGCAGACTTGCGTAAGAGCTTCCCACTTAAGTGGAAAGAAATGGCTCGTGTTACTTGCATGAAGACTGCTTAACAGTTTTAACTTATGGTTCTCTCTAGCTCCTGAATCATAAGTCTGCGATTATATCGCAGTTTGCCCTAAGTGGAAACACTTGGGGCTTTTTTATGTTATAATAAATCTATGAAACAGTTTACTTACGTTGAAGACTATCTTGAAATAATTGCCGGACAAGTTGATATTGTTACAGGCAAAAGAATTCAATCTTGGATATTTAGTTTTACTCCAATTATTAGTTTAGCTAGATATGATGTTGATGTTTTAAACAGTATGACCGACACCACCATTGGTGGTAAGCCGTTAACTGAACGCCAAGGTGAGTTGGCATGCAAGATTATTTTAAAATATGCAAGGCAATTGGCCGCTAAAGGTGTAGATGTAGCACCAGTGCAAGAACCTAAATGGCGTATTCCATTGCGTAAAATGGATTATAGCCGTAGGCTGTGTATTGAAAATGATAAACTGATTTTACGATTTCCTTATGACAATACTTTAATTGAAGGTATTAGACAGTTTACCAAAGAAAGCCAAGGCAATACAAAGTGGAATAAGGATACCAAGCAATGGGAAATTGGATTAACAGAGTTTAATCTCAGTTGGATGCACACTTGGGCCACTGCAAACAAATTTGAAATTGCTACAGAAGTTGAAACACTAATGTCATTGATTACAGAATGTGAAAAGACTCCCTACGCAATTGAATTGTTTATAGATAATAACCAGTTAAATATAAGAAATGCTCCGGATACTTTAATTGAGTATGTAACTTCTAACATTGCTGATTTGACTGTTGAAAATTTAATTAAAATAGTTGACTATTCGTCAATTATAGGATACACAGTTGATATAGAATTATCAACTGCAATTGAAAACACCTATGGTAAAAGATTTTGTAATTTACTTACCAATAGAAATATTAAAATGAAACCGAGTGCGCTTGATAGCACTGATGATTTTGATACCATCATTCAGTATGCTGAGCAAGTTGGAAGATTCCCAGTAGTATTGTTTGAGCCAGATCTCAGCACTAAGTTTTTAGAAAAAGTCATTGGCAAAGGCGTTTACTTAAATGGAAATTCTAAAAAGATTGATTTAGACAAGTTGAGCGATATTAAGTTTATACATACCTATGCCGCAATACAAAACATGGAAAAAATTCCATTGGTAATCAGTAGTGCAGGCATGGTGTTTGGATCTGACAAGCAGATTATGCTACAACGAGCCGAAAAGGTTGTATACTGTGCAACAGATGTATACAATAAAAAGAAAACAAACACGAAAGTAAAAGACATTGCAGGCTAAACTCATTATCAAGGACGAAGTTAACGTTAAAGTTGAAGGACTAGATCTGGGCACACGTAAGAAACTTGTGGACCAATTCAAGTACGAAATCCCTGGAGCACGTTTTCAGCCAAGTGTGCGATTAGGACGGTGGGACGGCAAAGTTGCGTTCTTCCAACTTGGAGGCAGTAGTTATATTAATTTACTTCCGGAAATTATTGCTTTCTTAGACAAAGAAGGTTATGATATTGAAGTAGAAGATATCCGTGAGTACAGTACCAAGTTTGAGTTTACAGAATTTAAAGAAGATACGTTCAGTGACTCAACTTGGCCCAAAGGTCATCCAATGGCTGGACAGCCTATTGTGTTTAGAGATTATCAAGTTCCGATTATCAATAACTTTTTAGCTAATCCACAAAGCATACAAGAAGTTGCTACAGGCGCAGGTAAAACAATTATGACTGCGGCTTTAAGCAAAAGTGTTGAACCTTATGGTCGCAGTATTATTATTGTGCCTAACAAGAGTTTGGTTACACAAACTGAAGCCGACTATATTAATTTAGGTCTGGATGTAGGTGTTTATTTTGGCGATCGCAAAGAATACAATAAGACACATACTATTTGTACTTGGCAAAGTCTAAACAACATGTTGAAGAATACCAAGAATGGCGAAGCTGAAGTTGAAATCGGCGACTTCATTGAAGATGTTGTTTGTGTAATAGTTGATGAGGCACATATGGCCAATGCTGATGCTCTTAAAACATTGCTAACAGGAATATTTGCACACGTACCAATTCGTTGGGGACTAACCGGAACAATACCCAAAGAAGATTATGCAAAGGTCAGTTTGTTGTGTAGTATCGGTCCAGTAGTGGGTAGACTGTCAGCAAGTGAACTACAGGAAGCAGGACATCTTGCTAACTGTCATGTTAATATAGTGCAATTAGTTGATCACGTTGAATACTCAGATTACCAAACAGAATTAAAGTATCTATTAGAAACAAATGGTAGATTAAATTACATGAGTAACTTGGTTACACGTGTTAATGAAACAGGTAATACATTAGTCTTAGTTGATCGTATTGCAACTGGCAAGTTGTTAGTAGAAAGACTAGGCGAACGTGCAGTATTTGTAAGTGGATCAACTAAAGCAAAGGATAGAAAAGATGAGTACGACGAGGTTGCGGTTAGCGATGGAAAGATTATTGTGGCGACTTACGGTGTGGCCGCTGTGGGTATTAATATCCCCCGTATTTTTAATCTGGTTCTTGTGGAGCCCGGAAAGAGCTTTGTCCGCGTTATACAATCTATTGGGCGAGGCATTAGAAAAGCAGAAGACAAAGACTTTGTACAAATCTGGGACATCACGAGTACGTGTAAGTTCGCCAAACGCCACCTTACTAAACGAAAAGCCTTTTATAAAGAAGCCAACTATCCGTTCACGGTTGAAAAAGCAGATTGGCAATGAACGGCGTCATAGTATATTTCCCTTGGGGCGCAGGGGGAAATCTAGTTCGGAATTTGATAACGATAGATACTAGATTTGAATTTCTCGACGATCAAGACCCGATTGGAAAATATCCCACTGAAGACGGCAGATATAATTTTCTATTAGACTATTATAGTAAGCCAATGGATCCTACTACTTGGTTACCACGAGAGTGGAGCTTACGTGCCAGGTTCCATGCAAGATATTATGAAGGTGGCAATTGCGTATATTGGAACCCTGACTCGTTATTGGTATATGATGTACATGGTGGCGGAACAGAAATAGATAATATACTAGATAGTCGTCCACTGAAATGCTATGACAGATATCGAATTGATCGCGGATTAAGATCAGAACAGTTAAGCAATTGGGCATTAGTTGAGTGCACACACATATTTTTATTGCCCAGCGATATACCTCAAATAACTAAAATCTATAACAGCAAAAATCCTACAATAAATCAACTTGAAAATGAAGGCGATTTAGAATATAGACAAAAGGAAGCTGAAATAATTAACACAACAATGACCAATAGACTTATTGGACTATCGCAAAAATTAATAGATCAACACCAAACAGTTTATAAGTATGACTGCATAGATCTATATAAAACTCCGGACATAATTTACAATATAGCAGATAATTTATCTCTATCAATAAAGAAAGAATATATCAATACCATACACTCACTATGGTTGCAAAGTACACGTGAAGTATACTATAATTATTTTAACAAAGAACTAAAACTATGAGAATATTAACCCTTGACAATACCACATACGAAATGAATGAAATCCCAAACGAGATTGATGAAATTCGTTTTTGTGTATTAGACAATTCAGACCCAAAAGAACCAGACTATTTTTATATTCCTTTAATCTTTTTAGAATCATTTAACAGCCCTGCATTGGTATTGCGTATTGGCGAACACATTATTAAAATGCCAGTGGATTGGCAACTGTTAATTGGGGAACCCGACTTTGGTGATTTAGAAGTTGTTCCACTAACTAGTATTAATGATCGTGGGTTTAATGTATTTTGTTTTAACCCATTAACAAGTTTTAGACCAGAGTTTAAACCAGTTGAGATTGTGGACATATATCAAGATGTTAAATGGTACTTCCCAAAATTAAAACCAGGACAAATGTTAGCAGTTCCGCTGACACAAGAAGACAAATCATTGTGTGTTTACTTTATTAAGGACATAAGTAGACAAAGCGAAGTAGTAGACTATAATAAGGTGTGGTAATGAAACTATTATATAATTCAATGGATATAGGCGGGGAAGTTGTTAAAGATAACGAAACATACTTGCTCAAAGACAATAAAACTTTAAAAAATCTTGTACTTAGTAGTACTTGTTTGCATTCAGGGCATGCTACCCGTGGGCACCTTCATGCAGGGCAAGAAGAAGTTTATTTCTTTGTATCGGGTACTGGAATGATGATTGTGGGCGAAGAAAAATTTAGAGTCAATCCTGGATCTGTAGTGTTAATTCCCGATGGCGAGTTTCACAGAGTTATCAATGATGGTGATTCTGATTTAATTTTTAATTGTGTGTTTAATGGACAACGGAACCACTAAAATTTATGAATCGCCAGATGGCGGTAGAACAGTCTACTCAAGAAACATAGGATCTCTTACGCGAGACTTAGTAGAGTCAGATAGAAAAGACGACAGGACATGGGATGGTAGACCCTTGATCGAACACATGAAGGAAGACCAAATGTGGGGAGAAATCCGTATAATGGCACGGACAGATTCAGGCTTGCAGGATCTACTAGAACGTGCTATAGTGTACTATCATTTAAGAAAACAAGAAGGCACAAATGAGTAAAGACGAAGACAAATTCAAACATTCAAAACGATTGCTTAAAAATGAAAATGCTGTTAACAAGCAGGTTAAAATTGCAAAATCGCATAATTCATTTAATGAAAAGAACATTGAACAACCGCATCGTCTAGAAAAACATCATGTCATGGACTGTGGTAATCCTGACTGTTACTTATGTGGTAATCCTCGCAAAACACACAAAGATAAATTAACCACACAAGAAAAACGCTTGTTTCAAGATGTAGAAAAAACTACAGATCGACACAGTAACGGGTTACCAGTCAAGGACAATGATGAGTGATAAACTAAGTGTTGGCAACGAAATGTTGCAGTTCGATCAAAAGAATACAAAATTCTACGACAGTTTAACTGACGAGGAAAAGAAAAAGTTTAGTCCGTATCTAATGATACGCTATGGATCTACAGTCGAAGGTGATTTTGATTTACAAGCCTATTATCTAATTAGTTGTAATGAAAAATTAAATAAAAACTTCTTTGATATTAACACAACACAACATAAAAAATTTCAATGGTTAATGGCTACCACGGTTAGCCCGGGCATGGGTAGACAAAGACATACGTGGCTTGCTGCAAAGAAAAAAGATTCAAGTAACAACAAAGCAGAAAAATTCCTGCGTGAATTTTATCCATTGGCTAAAGACGACGAGATTGAATTACTGGCAAAAATAAATGATAAAGACGATCTTAAACGCTTGGCAAGAGAACATGGTTGGGATGACAAAAGAATCAAAGACTACTTATAATTGTCGTTATTGCGACAAAAAGTTTAGCAAAGAATCTACACTTAGTGTACATCTTTGTGAGCCCAAACGTCGTTGGCAACAAGAAAAAGAAACAGGAGTACAATTAGGTCTACGTGCGTACCTGCGATTTTACGAAACAACCCAAGGTAGTGCAAAGTTAAAATCCTATGAGGATTTTGTAACTAGTCCTTATTATAACGCTTTTGTTAAATATGGCAGATATTTGGTTGCTATACGTGCTATCAATACTGTTAGTTTCACTGATTGGTTGTTAAAAAATAACAAGAAATTAGACTATTGGTGCAAAGATAGTTTATATGATGAATGGCTCCAGGACTATATAAAGAAAGAAGCAGTACAAGACGCACTAGAACGTGCACTAAAGGAAATGCAGAACTATGCAGATGATCATCCAGAGCTTAAAAATGGTTTTACAGATTATTTTAGGTACGGCAATACTAATAGGATCATCCATCATATTTCTACTAGTCGTATCAGTCCATGGATTGTGTTTAATTGTGACAGCGGCGTGGCTTTTCTTGATGATCTAAATGAAGAACAGGTAGCAATACTGTTGCCTTATTTAAACCCTGAGTTTTGGCAACAAAAATTCAAAGACTATATGGCTGATACTGAATGGGTTAAGTATATTCTTAAGGAAGCAGGACTATGAAATTTAAGTCAGACATTGATATAGACTTTGGAGATAGGACTCGTGCATTAGAGTTACTTGACTGCACACCAGCAAGCATCATGCGTGACGGTCGGTTAGTTCGGCACAATACTGGAGTATACGCCACAGATATTCCTGTAGACCCATTCTTGGGCATTGCCAGTATTGATTATGAGAAGGCCGAAGATCTAGGTTACGCTAAACTGGACTTTTTAAATGTGTCTTTATATACACAGATAAAAAATGAGCAACATTTAACAGAGTTAATGAACGCTGAACCATTATGGGATCTGTTATTGCAAGAAGAATTTTGTAATCAATTGATTCATATCGGAAATCATTACAGTACACTAATGCAGATGCCTGATCCCGTGAATAGTATTCCACGCATGGCTATGTTTTTAAGTGTAATTCGCCCGGCTAAAAGACATCTAATTGGACAAAAGTGGGCAGAAGTTGCCAAAACTGTTTGGGATAAGCCTGTAGATGACAGTTACTTTTTTAAAAAAGCACACGCAGTAAGCTACGCACATCTAGTAGTAGTTCATATGAATTTAATATGTGAACAAATCAGTTATGGATTTAACTAACTCTTCGGACAAGAGTAATTGATTTACGTTTGCTACGTTTAGTAGCCATTTCTTTCAGGCTCACATAAGGGCCCATTTTAATTTCTACGTCCTTGCTGTTCATAGTACGTAGGCATACTTTAAAAACAGCCCAATCCGCTTTTAAAAACACATTAATTGGGATAAGTCTATTGCTTTCCCACCACCAGGTTTCGCCTAAGGTAAGGAATTGTGTTTTTAATCCTGAATCTTTGATCAGCCCTATGTCATACAGGGTTGTAATGACCTCATCAAAATTTTGGATTATGCCTATGTAGTCGTTTCCGCCGTAAGTAATATGACTTAGGTACGGGTACTGACTTAATAACTGCTTGTAATGTTCTTCCACGGTTTCCGATAAATATGTTAAAAGATAATCCAAAATGATTACTATCAAAACATATTTATATCCGAATACAGCCGAGGTTCAAGTTTTTGATCCTACGATATTTACTACAAGGAACCGTGTCGTGTACAATCGTCCAATTAAAGTCTATCAAGGGGTAGACAATCCAATACAAGTTATAGTCAAAAATCAAGATCAAAAGCCAGTGGATTTAACTGGTAGTAGTGTAACGGCCAGTATACAAGATCCTACAAATCAAGTTACTATTAAAAGTTATCCTGTAACTTGGGCAAATATACAATTGGGTTTGGGCAATTTTACATTTGATGCAAACACTATAAACAGTCTAGATCAACGTTTTTATAAATTGGCTTTTAGTACTACAGTAACCAACACGGATGTAACTAGTCCAGTTTATATCGATGACAACTACGGCGTTCCATTGGATTTAGAAGTACTTCCAGCATATTACAGTACTACTGTAACACCGCCTATAACTGAAACCTTCTCAATTGATGGCGGAAGTATCTAATGTCGAATCTAAATATTAGTCAAATCTTATTAAAACGTGGCAACACAGCACATGCCAGTACCTATGTAGGCCCATTGGGCGAACTATTAATAGACACTGGATTACAAACTCTACGTATACAAGACGGTGCTACGCCCGGTGGTTGGGTAGTAGGGTCAGGCGGTGGAGGCGGCGTAGATTTAACTTATGTTAACGCTAATATTGCAGCACTATCTGCAAATGTTGTTGCAGCAAATTTAGCAATTGTTACTGCTAATACTACAATGAAAGGCTATGTTGACAGCCGTATTACTGCGACTCAAGGACAAATAACTACAGCCAACACAGCTATGAAAGGCTATGTTGACGCCCAGGTTGCTACAAAAACAACTACAGCCTATGTTACTACTGCCATCTCTACAGCTATTAACAATTTAATTAATAGTGCTCCTGGTACACTAGACACACTAGGAGAAATTGCAGCCAATTTGGCAAATGAAAGTAGTGCAATTGGTGCTATTACAAATAGTATTACTTTAACTAATGCTAATATTATCGCGGCTAATTTACAAATTTCTAATCTTTGGTCAAATGCTGCTGCACAAAATACAGCAATTACCACATTACAAGGACAAGTTTATAATAATTCAAATGTAGCTTCGTACCTATTGGGTAATATTGTAGTGGGCAATATAAATGCTACCCAGTTTAATTTTGCCAATGGCGTAAACATACTATCGGGTATAACCAGTGGCGGTGCAGCCAACACCGGTAACATCGGTTTTACAGGTGATGCCATTTATGATTTCAATGGTATGATCATTGAAAATGCCGACCTTAGTCACGGTGCTACATCGGCATTATTAATTCCGCCCAATGGATCTAGTAGCTCTCTGCAACTAAACAATACATATGGGCCTGTACAAATAGGAACCGGAACTGCTGGATCTGTTACCAACGGATGGACATTTGGCACCAATGGACAAATAACAATACCACAAGGTGGAGTTATTGGTGATACCTATAGTGATGGACACGGTATTGGTTTAGGAGCTGGGCCAAATGAAGGCGATTATGCTATTATTAATAGCCACAGTGGTGCTCAGTATGTAGAAACTGATGAAAACAATGTTTATATTGCTACAAACTATCCAGCCACAAATACAGTTTGGCAATTTGACAAGACTGGTAACATAACATTCCCAGATAGTACGGTACAATCAACCGCATGGACTGGACTACACTCGATTATCACAGTTGGCAATACTGTTCCTAGTACTGTCGCAGGATCCTTGTGGTATAATACCAATGATGGCCGTACTTATATTCATGCATTAAACACATGGATAGATGCTAGCCCTGTGGTAATACCAGCACCAAATACATACCTAGGTGAGTTAGATATCACAGCTAATGTGATTACATTCCCAAGTGGTAATTTAACTGTCAATGGCACAGGCACATTATCAGTTAATGGAATCCAAATATCAGCAGTACCGACCGAAGTCTACAACTCATCAGGCGATGTAATAATAGGATCCAGCGGCGCAAACTGGCATTTCACTGGTTGTTCTACTATAAGTTGGCCATCGAACGCACTGACTGTGAGCACCTACAGCGGTGTAGCAAACTGGAATTCGTCTAGTAGCTCGACATTCTCAGCTGGCACTGGCTTTACATTCAATGCCAACAGCGGCGCGGCACAGTGGCAAATGGATTCAACTGGTAACTTGATATTGCCCACTGGTGGTAGTATAAACTACGCGAACGGACAAAGCATTTTAAATGGTATTACTGCTGGCGGAGCAAATACTGGCGATATTACATTCTCTCACAGTGACATAATTGGTGAGTGGGCTAACGTAACAATTACCGCAGACACAACGGACTGGACATTCTATTCTAATGCTAATCTTGTTTTGCCAGCCAATGGCACAATCACTTACGCCAATGGTACAAGTATACTAAGTGGCATTACTGCCGGTGGCAGTACATATACTGATGCTAACGTTCTTGCATTGTTGTCTAGTTTTAGTCAAGGCGAAGCAAATTATGGATTCAGTGACAACGGCACACTAACTTTACCTAATAATTTCTTATTGAGTTCGTCGGGAGGAGATGCTACTGTTACTACAGTTAACTCTCTTACACTTGGTGCACACAATAATGTTACAGTTTCCTCATTGGACGGAAGCTATCAATGGAAATTTGACAATGCTGGCTTATTAACAGTTCCGGGACCAATACAGTTACCGGAAAACAGCAATGGTGTATATTTCAGTGACACCAATCATAGTATTAGACGTAATGGCAACTCATTGGAATACCACGAGTGGGGCGATACGATTGCTAATGGTGGTGGACACAAGTTTTATACCAATGGCGGCAGAGATAGTCAATCACTACAATTACAAATTGCCAACGATGGTATTAATTTCAATCGTGATGCGTTTGCTTACGGTAATTTAACTGTCACCGGAAACCTGAATATACTAGGTAATACACAGTTTACAAGCTCAAGTGAATTAGTAGTTGCTGATAATTTATTGAACTTACACACACAACCAGATTTAAGTGCATGGACATATGATGACGGCCAAGACATTGGTATCAAGTTCCATTATTACAAAACATCACTGGGCGGTGACAGTACTGCGTTCTTAGGATTAGCCAACGATACAGGATTCTTAGAATGGTATAATCAAGGTACTGATAATGGTAATGTATTCATGGGTACCACTTATGGTACTATAAAAGCCGGTAACCTTGTTTTAGCTAACACTGGTGGCATAACGTTTGCAGATGGCTCTGTTCTACCTAGTGGTTATGTTACTCCGCCAACAGTCTCAACTGGTAAGGCTGGAGATACAGTAGGACAGATTGCAATAGACAGCAATTACGTTTATTATTGTTCTGCAACGTATGTTGATCAACACTACTCTGCAACTTCTAATTCGCTTTACACTCAGGATGATGTATGGCACATTAACAAAGGTGGCTATCCAACTCCACAAGTAGGGTGGACAATTACTGGAACAAGTTATCCACAGGTAAGTGGATTTACAACAACAATCACAGGTGTAACTGACGAAGGCTCCACATGGGGCATCACAGGGGCTGGTATTGGTAATAACGGGGTGGTTACTTCTCAACCGGTTGTATTCTTTGATCCTACACCTTATCCAGCAATATGGAAAACAATTCCAATTACTGCATTTGAATATAATGGCTATAGCAATGCTAATGTAGCCGCATATTTGTCATCTAATACAGCCACTGTAGCTAACTTAATAATCTCCGGTTCTGCGCCTAGTTTATCAATTGGGTCATCTGGCGACACAGCTGGTATGGTCCGAGTAGATAATAATTACCTTTATTACTGTACAACAACTTGGACGCCAAGTTCTTATACTGTAGGTTGGCTAGGCGCTAGCGGCAACACACTTTTCTTGCAAAAAGGATCCTACCCAACTCCGCAAGTAGGCTGGACTGTTACTTTCAGCACCTATACATTTACCATTGCTACTATACAAACATATGGCGGTGATTCTAACCAATGGCAAATCACCTGGACTGGCACCGGCTTTGGATCTGCCGCAGGTGGTACAGCCACACTAACTAATCCAAATCCTCCTGCAATTTGGAAATCTATACCACTTACTGCATTTGGCAATGTTGCATACGGTAATGCCAATGTGTCCGCTTACTTGGCTGCAAATCCAATCAGTGTCAGTGGTAATTTGACTGCTGGCAATATTATTACCAATAATTATTTCTATGCCAATGGCCAACCTTTGGTAACTGGTACAACATACAGCAATGCCAACGTGGCTAATTATTTGTCTAGTACAACCAGCGTCAATATTGCAGGTTTAACTGTGACCGGCGGTGGAGGAAATCAAATTGTGGCCACACAGTATGCAGTCAGCAATGCCAGCAATACAGTTGTACTGTATCAAAGCAATGTGCCTGCCAATTTTGCCACAGTGGTGGGTGCAGGGTGGACCGTGTCTACTGGCGGCAACAGCCCCACCGTTACCGGAACTCCAACTGCTAGTACCTACTCGGGACAACCTACTTGGGTAGTTCCGTTGAGTACCACTATGAGTTTGTCGGGAGGATATCCAACATTTACTCTGGTTGCATCACCCACAGCCATTAACAATGCCACTGGTAATATCACAGCCAACGTGCATTATGGCAATGTGTTTGCCTATGCCAATGGTGTCAGTATTTTGACTGGCATTGGTGGAACATATAGTAACGCCAACGTTGTGGCTAATCTTCAAAACTTTGCAACAAGCATTAGTACAACTGCCAACATTACAACAACCGCCAATATAATAGCACCAAACTATCTATTTGCTAATGGTGTAAACATATTGTCAACTGTGTCAGGTGGCAGTGGAACATACAGTAATGCCAACGTAGTTGCAATGTTGAGTGCCAATAGTATCGTTGCAATTGGTAATGTTAACCCATATCCAGTAGAAAGTAATATTGCACAATTATTTGTTGGTAACAATACAACTATTTCCTCAGGATATGCATCAAACTTATCAGCAACTCAAATACTAAACAACGCTTACTTTGGCAGTAACGGTGCTATGTATACTCGTAACACCTATAACAATGGTGCTGGACAATTCTACATAGACGGTGCCAACTTCTACTGGAATGCACAAGGTAGTGCTACTGCTAATACTGTGGCTGGTATGGGCTCGCGAATGAGTTTAACCAGTACTGCTTTATCTACTATAAACAGTATAGGTATTACCAGTGCTGGTACTTTAACAGTACAAGGTACAGGCGGTATTGTTACTACACAAACTACATTACCATTGGTTAATACCACAGCAACTACTATTAACTTTGGTGGTGCCGCAACCTTACTGACAATAGGTGCCCCAACCGGCAACGTGGCAGTTGGCTCTGGCGTAGGCACATTAACTGCTGGATATGTTAATACCGGCAACTTATATACGGCTAATGCTGTAATTGCTGGCGGATACATTTCTAACACAGCCAATATTACGCTAACATCAGGTGGTAACATTTCGGGTATAGGTAACATTATTGGTACCACTAGTAATACCACAATTACTGCCGGATCATATGTAAGCAGTTTCTTAAGCAATGGTGCAGTTATTTTACCTAGTAGTGTGATAGCATCCGGTTCAAGTGGACCACAAACACGTTTCTTGTGGGATACTTGGCAGGCTAATAGTAACGTGGCATTGTCGGCATTTACACCAAGTGGTACCATTGGTGGCATTGCTACCTGGGATAGCACACAAGCATACGGATTAAAACTAACCACAACAACTACTTCACAGTCTGGCTACATTAACTGGAACAGTAGTACAATCAATTATAACTATGATATGGTTATAACTGCTAGTATTGGTGCTAGTGGAGGCACCGGTGCAGATGGACAATGGATCTACTTTGGATCTAATGCTGCCATAACCGGGATTCCCGGTAATACCACCACTTATGGTGGCATTGCGGTTATGAACCATTATTATAGTAGTTCAAGTCAGTTTGAAGTTTATGTTGGCGGTACACAAACTAATATTCCCTATATTGGTAACGGTAA